CAACTGCAGGAGCAACCGTGTATCCATATCCGGAGTTGACAACTTCAACTCCTTGAACTTTTAATGACGATGTTCCATTACAGTCGATCAAGTTATCGATCATCGTTGCAACACCAACTGCAGTGTATCCGCCGGATGGAGCAGAAGAAATTGCCACCTTTGGTGGTGTATTAAATCCACCTCCTCTATTAAATACTCTAATGAATCTAACTCCACCATTGACAATATTTGTAAATGCTGTTGCAGTTACTGCTGCCCCAACTACAGATAAAGTCTGAATATAACCCTGATTTTGAATATTATCGTCTATTTCTTCAATACTAGTATCAACAACTTCGTCTTCATATCTAAAGAGTTCACATTTTAATTCGTAAACATAATTTTTTTGAAGTTGATAAAATGGTTGTTCGTGTTCTACGTATTTGATCTCAAATAATCTATCACCCAATGGGAAGTAAATCAAATCTCCTTCTTTGGGTCTTGTAGATAATTTTATATCATTTAAGTTTTTTATAAGGGGACTGATATAAGTTTCAAATCTTTCTCTAGAAATTATTAAACTTAAATCGTCAATATCCTGAATACCAAATTTTGATAAGATAGTTCCTGCCCCACCATATCCATCATAACTATTGACATATGCTTCTAATGGATAAGCATTATCAAATCTTGATTGTATAACCTCTTTTATTACAGTTTTTTCTGTAACATACTTTCTTGGAATATAATATACTTCGACACCATACATTCGAATCTGTTCATTTATCAGATCTTGTATTAAACCTTGTTCTGAAGAAGAACCTTGTAGAAAAAATGGATTTAACATTTTATCCGATCATATCTAGAGGAGGAAGTTCATAAGTATTGGACATTTTTTCCATCAAAATATCAATCTCTCTTTGCGCATCATCATACATTTGCCTTCCATTCAGTTCAACACCGCCGGGAAGTTTTACCCCTGTAAATTTCATCATATTTTGTCCCCATTGTCTTTTAATCAATGATGTCAAATATGGTTTTAAGAAGGAATCATTCCAAACTCTTGAATAGTCATTTGGATCTATAGTTGAATAGCAGTCAATAACGAAGTAATTGTTTTCACTAACAGTACCCCAATCGATATCTAGATACAACCTATCTTGTCTTTTGTTGAAACGAATTTGTTTCTGAGTATTTAAAAGAAAATCTAAATCTTCCAAATATGTTTTAACCATAGCGTAACTCAGAAGTTCAGTTGTTCCCCAATAATAAACATCATTTAAGAATAACTGATACTTCACGCTAAACATATTGTGCGTGATTGTATTCGAACTATCAAAACTAAAAACTTTATTGATGCCAATTATATTTGGCGGAACTTGCAAGTAATTACTATTTTCGTTGTAAGTGAAAGTTACTGCAGTTCCTACGATATTTGTATTAACAGTTGTTGTTACAATACCAACATTACTAGTTGCATCAAGTCCTCTGGCTCTTCCGCGAGCAATGTCATCTGCTGTTATTTTATATTTATAAAATGTAGGATAAACACCATCAAAATGTCGTTCTTGAAAAAACTGGACAGCATCATCTACGAGATCTTCAATTTGCTCATCGGCAACATTAATTTCTAAAACTGGCGCTCCCAGTTTTCTCTTGCAGTAATCTATTAATTCTTGTCTAGTAGATGGTTGCGCCATTTATTAGTACCTCTCAGAATATTTATGGTGCCGAAGAAATACCAGGTTTTACTAAAATATTTCCTTCAACAATTCTATAAACAGTAGAACCCGAACTCACGAGAATATCATAAACATATCTTCCTTCTTTTAAAGATCTTGTTTGGGTTGAACCTAAAGAAATATTGAATCTACCTTGAGTAGAAGTAGAAAATCCAACACCGAATGTTGCTACAGCATAAGAACTTGATCCAATAGAAACACTCTTTGCCATTTGGGAAGATCCAGTCCACCCAGAAAAATTAAAGGCAGAACTTGATGTGTTTACTACTGAAAAATTTGCCAAAAAAGTTGACCCGGTGTTAATGGTCAAATTAACTGAACTTGGAGTTCCAGAAGTCGTGTCAAAGGTTATTCTTTTATCAGACATTTAAAATACCTAAACTTGAAATTACTTCTTGTTGTTTTAAGTATAACTTATAATAACATTTTGCAATGTTCTTCAATTCGGTAATATCATCTATACTATCTATCTCAGAAGCAACTTTAAAGTATTCGAAACTCTTACTCAAATTTTCAAGGTCTATATTATTTGGGTCCATCAATTAAACTCCTAAGTAAAGATTTGATTTCATTTAAATCTTCTTTCATATTAACAAAATCTTTCTCAAGATTCTGTAATTTTTGATTTTCTTTTTCTTTTATTCTTTTTTGCATAATATAGTTGTTATAGTCTGTCATATTGGTGTTAATAATTGCCTTTGTTTCTTCGTCTCTAACCAAGTTAGAATGACCATTAACTTTTGAGTATTTCATAACTTATTATGCCAGCGCAATAATTCTCAAATCTTTATATCTTGGAGGATATGCTTGATTTGTTGAGGTTCCAACAAGTTTAATGCCAAAATATCTGAATGCTGGCAGACTATCAATAGTAAATTCATACTCTCTAAAGTCAAGAACATCACTATCGAAACCAATCAAATCAGTTTTGGAAACCATTTTGTCGGGCAATCCATTACTATCAGACAAACTTATTACATCTCCACTTGATGTTAAGTTAGTATATCCTGGGAAAGGATAGTAAATTAAATCCGAGTTGGGATCATCCGTTATTGCGTATAAACATCTTATATCACTATATGTATTAATATATGCACTTAATATAACTTTTATAGAAGATGCTGGAGTTTCTAGTGAAATTGGTTTTGTTGCATAAACAAAAGATGATGGATCATCTTTTAAGGTTGATACTCTGTCATCGGTGGCATAATTAGATATTGCATTGTTTACTCTATTGGAAGTGAAAATCATTCCAACTCTATCTAAGTCAACTACTGGGGAAACATATGCATTTGTTGTAGAAAGATTTAGATTCAAAGTCAAAGACTTATTGGCAGGTAAAGTAGTTGTTTTGGAATTTTCATTTACCTTTGATGCAACAACTCTGGGAGTACTTAAATAATTTGTAGCGTTTAGGTTGATTTGCTCAAATCCTTGGTCAATGAAAGGTATTTCATTTCCATCAACACTACTTCCACTAACAGTTCTCAATGAAGCATTAATATTAGTGCCTCTGAGAGACATTGTTTGGACAACTGGTTTAACAATTTCAAACGGTATATTCTGAGTTGCATTTATTTCTGAACCACCTGTTGATTTTGTTTCATTAAGGAATAACTTTGGATGACCAGATGATAAAGTTCTATTTGTCATTGTAGAACTTTGATCACTCATATCTAACTTGACGTGATAGTAATCTAGATCATATGGTTCTGCAACTGTTGCATCTGCCAAATCATGTGTTTTGTTAATGCGACGTAAGGAAACAGAAGCAAGTTCATACTTATAAACTAAAGTTCCTGTACTATAACTAAATGATTTTGTTTGATCAATCGCTCTAGTTATGCCAGTTAAAAGTGGAGGTGATACTGATGTATTTACTCCAGTATAAGAAATAATCTCATTATCAATCCTAATATATCCTGGATTTGTAGATGCAACAGAAACATTTTCAAAAGTATCAAAATTAGCGATAGAAATACTTTCTACCGGAATACTGTCTGTTGAAGTTGATGAATAGACACTAAAAAGTTTGGTTGGTTTTAAATCAGATATTGCATTACTTATTGTTACCAAATTTTGAGATGAATTCATTCCGTGATTTTTATGATAAACCTTGATATGCAATCCATCTGATAATGTTTCTATTCCATTAGCGGGAACAATGACATTTCCCCCAGTTCCATTTAAATCTGTAGAAACGCCAACATTATTAATATACCTTAAAGTATTTCCTACGCCAGTAACATAATCACCTTGAACTTGGTCTATGATTAGTTGATTTACTCCAGAAACTTCTGAAACAGATAATCTTAAATTTCTACCAAGATTTTGTGTTCCAATCGTCGATATTCCTAATACATCACCTGCAGAATATCCAGTTCCTCCATTAGAAATAGTTGCTGCTACTGCAACTCCATTGGTTATCGTAATATTTGCTCTTGCATCTCTACCATCTCCAGTTACTGTGTTCAAAACAATATTATTAAATACAAAAGATCCTGAAGATGGTGTATAACCTATTCCAGCATTAATAATTCCTAAAGTGCCAAAAGCAGAACCGGCATATCCAACAAAATTACCAGTAGCATTACTATTTCTTTGGATAATTGTGTTTCCCAAAGTTGGTAGCATTGCTGTTGCGATTGTAGTTCCAATTCCAACTTTAACTTTTTTTGAAGTTACTTCTAAAGAATCTCTTACTAATGTGGCTACTTGATTATTACCAACACTAAGATTTGGATTGTAGAAGTTTATATTTCCACTCCCTACAAAATTTGCTCTATTTAACTTGAATTTTAAGTCTTCAAATTGACTTGGAGTCCAAGTAGAACCGTTTTGTGATTTAAATAATGATCCGCTTAATGGTTGCTTAGAAACTAAAACCTGCTCTTGCTCTGCGAGAGCACTAGTACTAACGTCAACTTCTGTTAATCTTGATATCCAAACATTATAAACACTGGAGTTTGATAAAATTGCTAATGCATGAAACTGTTTTCCTGCAAGATAAACGGGAGACTCAAAAGTAACTCTAGTTGGTAAAGAGGCATCTTCTGAAATTTGAATATCCTTCGGATCAATTACTACTTCACTAAATGGATAAACTTCGCTAGTGGGAAGACCTAATTGCATAGGTCTTAATTGAATAGTTACTGGAAGCTCTGGGTCTCTTGAATAAAAATATAAATCGACAGAAGTGGCAAAAATGCCACTATCTGGTTCAACATAAAAAGATTGAGCCAAAGGATCTATTATTTTCATTTTATTTTGTTACCTTTCTGATTGGATCCAATATCATATATTTATTTCTTCTTCTTACCTTTACCTGCAGGAACATTATTTATTGTCGTTGGAGTAATTGATAGTAATCCTCCTGGTCCTCTTGTTTTTTGTGGTTTGATAATTCTATCTTGTTCTAGTTGTTTTCTAGCAGCACCAGCAGCGCCAGGAGCACCTTTTAATGGTAACTCATTTTTTTGCTTTTTAGTTGTTTTGAAATTAATTGCTTTTTGCTGTAAAGAAGTTGTTTTGTCTGTAGTGGTTGGTTTTATGCCAGCATTCTTAAATGCTTTATTTGCTGCTTTTTTGCCTTTCTTATCTGCAATTTGCGCCCAAGTCTCGTTACAAGCAGTTTGGAGTGGAATAGAGAATGCTGTTGTATTTCCTGGATTAATAGTACTCTGATATCTATATGATCCAATTGTTGTTGATGCATTAAGATATTCCATACCTGGTTTACAACCTTTTTGTTTTTCTCTTGTTACTGTTGGTGGTTCTGGATCTACATTTGGAATATCTGGAATAACAGGTGGTTCCGGTACTTGTTCATTTCCTCCTCCAAAGAATGGAGTATCTTGAACTGGAGAATAAGAAGATGGTGCAGGTTCTTGCTCGTAATCCACTTGTGTTGGTGGTTCTGCAGGTACTACGGGAGGAGCTGGTGGTACATAAGGTGGTAATGTATTGCCAACAATAGTGGTAGCAACTACTGCTGTTGGACCTGTTAGACTTTCAGTTCTACTTTCTGTCACAGTTTGAGTTTCTGTTCTTACTGTTCTGACAGAAAGAATGTTTTCCTGAACTCTATTAATCTTACCTTCTGAGTAGAACTTCTCCTCTGCACTAGTTGTAGTTGAGTCAATAAGTGAGTTTGAAGGACTATTAGTGATTCTAAACAATTTAGAACCTGTTTCAAATCTTGGATTTCCAAAAACATTTGGATTTGGAATATAAAAAGATCCAATTAAGACGCCAATAGTATCGGTAATCAATCTAATATTAGAAACCACTGCTTCAGCACCACTTGTCAAACCTCTTAGTTTCATTCCAATTTGAATGTAACCAAAGAAATCTCCTTGTGCTTGTTGTGAAAGACTAAATGTATCTACGTTTAAAATAGTTGAAGTTGAAGAATAAGTTGCAGGAACTGGTTGTGATGAGTTGTATGGGTTTGCGGTAAATACTTCAGTTGGTGCATTAAATGGACCATATTTGTGATTAGATGTTGCAACCCTAAATGTTATTTTAGGATCTGGTTTTACTGGCGCAATATTCAAGTTAGCAAATCCAGGTGCAGTAGAAAGTTCAATATTACCTTCAATAGTCTCTCCGACTTGGAACGTACCTGAAGTCATTGTGATCTCAAGTAGTTTTGGAGTAACAAACTTATTAACATCAATCCCATTGAAGAAGGTATAAACTCTAGTAAATGGTTTTAATCGTCTAGAGACAAACTCAACGTTTCTAGATCTCATAAAGGAACTAATATCAGTGCTTAGTACTGTGTCTCCCAATGAAACATTCTTTAATTCTTCCTTAGTGATCTTTCTGACGCCAGATCTTGTAGTTGTTCCTGTTTTGGTTACAGTTTCCAAGTCTTCCTTAATAATGTAATATCCAACATTAACTGTTCTAGAATCTACTGCTTTAGTGGATCCAGTCCAAACAGTTTCCCAGGAACCCCAAGTTACTGGACCAAATCCACTCTGACTGTCTAGTTCCGATGCAACAATTTGGGATTCTGATTGGATGTAGTTAGTAGCAACTTCTGTACTATTTGCTGCCAGTCTTACTACGTCAACCCAAATATCAGAGGATGGTGTAAGGTTAATAGTTCCACCATAATAACCAACACGATATGGAGCAACAGATTCAACTCTTGTCGCATATGGTTGATTTATTTCTTCAACTTCATAATAATCTAGAGTAATAAGTCCACCAGTCTTTTTGACATTTGTACCTATCAGATCACTTACGAAGTTTGGGTCTACATTTGTTGAAGTAACTCCTAATCCAATAAGAGAGTTTGAACCTAGGATTAAATCAACCTGTGTAGTATATGGAGCAGGTCTTAATTCTGAATTGATAACATCAATACTATTTTTTACAATAGTTACTTTCTTTTGTGTTGAAGTTGTGGAGAAGTCATCCACAAAGAATCCAGATTTGAATCTGTTAAGTCCGTTTACATCTCTAACAAATAGATTTGATGTATCAGACTCTAGCAATGACAATGAAGTATAATATTCAAGGTTTTTAATTCTATTTTCAAGAGAATGAATGTCTTTCATTCTATATCTCTTGTGTTCTGCAAGATTTAAACTTGCATCATTAACATTGCATAGGTATGCAGGTAAAGTAATGGTTGCAATGTCAAGTGCATCATCAATATCAATTGGTGGTTGAGGATTATCTGCGGGTTCTCCCTTGTTTAGTTGGAAAACTCCATCTTTAGTTAGATAGATTTTGTCTATTCTTGGTAGATAATATGAATAGTCAAATAAGATAGATTCATCAGATGCTAAAATACTAGAAGCAGAATTGCCACTCGAAGTAAATGATCTTGCATTAAACTCAAATGGAGATAATGAAGAAGTAGTTACAGTAAAGTTAGAAACTCTTGGTCTGATATCAATAATGTCCGTATTTCTTATGCCATTGACCGATTGAATATCGCAATAATCAAATTGATTATAAGAACTTGCAGTTGTCAAATCTCCAGTATCTGATGAGGAGAAACTTGCAGATTCAAAAATAATTTTTAGTTTTCTTGTTGGTTCTTTTGCGGACGCTTTTCTGATAATTCTGGCATAATCATAGATTGTTTCTCTTTGTCCGTTGTCAAAAATATAATTAGAAATAATATTATTATCTCCACCATTAACTGCAGTAATGGTTGCAGTAATCCCAGATTCTTTGAAAGTTACAACTTCATTGACTTGGAATTTATTAGAATTCCTTGCAACATAAGAAACTTGTAATGCATTTAGTCTTTCTGCATATACACCAACTGAACCACTAAGTGATCCTACAAACTCTTCGCCAATTAATAGATCATCAGTTTTTGCTGTTGGTCCATTGATAGTTGTTAGAGTTAAACTTGGCAGTTCTGCATCTGAAGTATCATTGGACTCATAGATTCCATACAATACTGTTGCATCAGGTTGCAGCAGACAAATTTCTTCATCCTGAACTCTGGTTCCGTATGGATAAGTACCATATGTCAGACCATCATTATTAGTTGTCGCTCCAATTCCAGAATACTGATATTTTGACTTATCAACTATTAATGTTTGGATTCTATTCTTATTTTTTACTTTTGAGTCAATATCGACTTTTCTTAGAGTTGCAATTAGTTTTCCGGTACCAGAAGAAGTTGTTAATCCATTTATTGTTATCTCTCTTCCGCCACTAGAAAATACTAACTTATCTGAACTTAGACTTTCTGTAATACCACTATCTGTAATAAGAACATATCTTTCTTCATCATATGGTAAAAACGTCTCATCGGATTCTGCAATAACAGTATTCGTTGAATTTGTAGATATGGTTACGTTGTACTGTTTTCTTATAGTTAGTGTAGAATTTGTTAGATCTACAGATTCAATATTTCTTTTTGGTAAAGTAGTGTATAATGTGTTATCTACAGATGATTGGAAGTTAGAGAATAGAATTTTAAAATCACTTGGATTAATAGTCAATGTTGGTAAACCACCATCACAAACTCCAGTTACTGTTGTAATTCCGGAGATTGTGATTGCACTTTGAGATACTGTTTCTATTTTTGCGAAAGTATTTACAGATAATCCTGGATTTGAAAAAGCAACAATATTACCTACGGTTGCAATTCCCGTAAAAATAAAGTCTGCCGAAGTTACTGTGCTTATTCCGCCTCCAGTAGCACTAATTTGAACCTGACCAACATTTGCCAATGCAGACTGCTTGACATCTGCTGTAAATGTAGAGGCACTGCCAACTATACCATAAAGAGATTTTACATCATTAGTAGAATATGCAGTTACTGCAGTAGAAACTCTTGTATTTTCTATACCATCAAAAATAAACTTTTCACCAACTACGAAATTTCCTTTAGTATTATATGCGGTAATGATTCCTGAGTTTGACGCATTATATCTTAAGAAACCTACCGCTCCACTTGATTTTCCTTTAATGTAAGTTGGAGTTGTTAATGTGATGGGTTCATTTAAAGATATTTCTGTATAAGTTTGAATATCGTATAAAGCAATATCCCACTCATTTGCATTTGGAGTTGATGTATTGTATGATCCAGACTCTAATGCAAAATCATATACTCTAGCAACACCAATCTCTTTTCCTGGTGCAGTAATAGAGTTAGATCCAACTCTAGAATTTCTCAGACTTAACGAATATGAAGTTGAAATGCCCAATGCTGGCGATCCATATACTCTGTTGAGGGTATAAGTTGGACCCGTAACATAGTTTATACTTTGATCTTCCAATAACTTTGTTGTTCTTGGTTTTTCAAAATCAAGGTAAGTAGTTCCTACAACATCTATTTCATAACCACTCACAAAAGCTTTGAGGGGAGAAATTGTATAGGTAGCTAAATCATCTGATGCTTTATTATTATTATATGTTAACTGGTTTTCTTTAAAAACACCACCATTTCCTTTTAGATCATCTAGAGTTTCTTTTGCCGAAACAGAAGGAGATTTTACATAATAGTTACCCGACTCATCATATGTTCTCCTTGCTAGTTCTTTTTCAATTACATTATAATCTGGATTATTAATTTGTCTCTGAAGAATACCATTCCTAACTTCCAATAATTGAACAAAATTAGGAGTTGCTACTGGATTCGGATCATTAATGGGTATTTTGGTTAAAATTGCAACTATGGAAAGTCTATCTGCTCCAGGTGCAGCATAATTAGAAAATCCCTGAGCATTATCATTCAGATCTATATTGTCATCTGGAGTTTCTATTACTTCAAAAACATCTAATCCAACTCTGTAACTTGGATTATTTGAGTATTGATCAAGAATTATTGTTTGTTCATCTACAGTTACAAAATGACCTCTTAAATAATAAACACCTTCAGATAAACTAACAGCGGAACCGATTGAATTCGGATTTGAAGAAATCGTTACTGCAAAACCCTCATTGGGTTGTAAAATAGTATTTCTTTCTATGTCTAAAGAGTTTGGTGAGGATATGCCACTTTCTACGAGTAAAATTTCATTTGCAGAAAATCCCTGATAACTATTTGAAACAACATCGGAATTTAAAAAGTTTACATAAATTGTATTGTTTCCTCTTTCAGAATCTCCAGAACTCAGTACACCTACAACTGCAGCTCTAACTCCACTATTAGCACCTCTAATTGTTTTGCCAATTAGATATGGTAAATATGATAAAATATCAACTCCGAGATAGTTATCTTGGAGTTCTACGGCATAGTAGTTATCAATGTAGTTAATATTTCCAGGTATTACAACAGAACCTTCCTTGAAAAAGTGATCGCCAACTTGTTCAATTTGACTTTGAAGCATTGATTGGAGAGTTGTAAGCTCTCGCGCTTGAACAGGATATCCCGGTTTAAATAGGACGCGATAATATTGATCTTCCCTATCAAAGTCGTCAAAGTATGGGGATACATTTAGGTTAGTTTGCTGTGGCATAATTCTTTAGAACTGCAAAATGACTTTGATATCTTCTTTTTGATTTGACGATCTTGTTATTGAAGGTCTATTGTCAACATAAATTATGTTTCCAGAATATTTTTCTACTTCCGGATTTGACACCCCATTGACAAAAGTTTGTCCCAAATAATATCTTCTATTATTTATTGTGGTAGATACGCCGGTAAAGGATGTATCAATACCCAATCCACTTATACCTGAAGCAGAAATAGTTATAGATCCTCCAGTATCTGGCAAAGACGTAAATCGATTTAAGTTAAATCCATATAGAGGAGTTGAATTTACTGTTCCATCACTGTTAAATCCAACTAGATTTCTATCTTGCCAATATTTTAAAACTCCAGTATTTTTATCATAAGATACAACTCTACCTATTGCAGTTGAACCAAGACCAACTGTTTGAGTGATAAAAGAATCTGCTACAAAGTTAGCAGTACTGTATCCAGTTCCGACTAATTTTAAAGCGGATAATGCACTTGCTTTATTTTTTACTAAAACAGAATCTGAAGCATATGCTAAAGGATTTTCTACAATACCAACTCTTGCTATCTGGTTACCAACGATAAAATCCGGATCTTCAGTATCATTTTCGATTCTTGAGTAAACTAATACTCTATAAGCACCAAGTTCTCTATAAATGTCATATCCGTGTCCGTTTTGGGGAGGAATAATTACTTTAAATGTTGGAGTAGATGTACCAGTTGGAACTCCACCTGCGACTAAATCAACAGTACCGTAACTATATCCAGATCCTCCATTTGTGATAATAGCAGATTCTACTTTTGAATCACTATTAACTACAATTGTGCATCTTGCACCAGTTCCATCTCCATAGATTGGAACATTTGCGTAAGTTCTATTTGCAGTTCCTATACCAACCCCTCTACTTAAAACTTGGGCAATTTTAATTTGACCACTAATCAATGCATTATTTCTAACTGCAGCATAATCTGAGTTAGTTTCCCAATCTGAGGGAACTGGAATAAAATTAGTAGATTCGAACTTAACCAACTCACTTGGTTTGATCGTATACAAGTATTTCCATATATATCCATCTTCACTGTCACCTGCCGCTCTTGGCTCTAAATCAGTAAATGTTGGTTCATCTAAAGATGGTTTTCCAGTTGGATTTTCTGGATCAATACCATTATATAAACAGATATAAACTCTATAATCACTGTTTACTACATAAAAGTTTGCAGAATATAAACTAGTTGAATTTGATGGAACAGACAGACTAGTTCTACTAATATCGTGCCTGTACATGTCATAGATTGTTCCAGAAGTCCAAGTAGTTTTTCTAACTACTTGTCTCACGTCACCACTTGTAATTTTTTTCAAAGCTATTATTGTGTCCCAATAATCATTTTCCTGATCAAAGTTATCTTTTGGTGCAGGTGGAAGTGAATCCCAATTTGCATCATAATTAGATGCATTAGGTAATCCAACAAACGCATAATAACTATTGGAACTTGTTGTCGCTGCTGCAACAAAGTTTTTGGCGTTTAATATTCTAAGTTGATCAGTTATAATCGCAGACATTTTTGTCGTTTTTTATCTATTTATAGTTATTATTGGACGCTTGTAGAATATCCAACATATCTCAATGGATTTATTCTTCGAATTATTGTGCTAGTAGATAATCCGGAAACCCCATTAGTATTGTAAGAATTAAAACTCAAAGGTCTCTTTCTAGTAGGAGCATTTATTTTGCCCCAACTAAATTGACCATAGAAGTTACTGTATCCCATTCCAGTTAGACCATTATAACTCAAAACCTTTACAGTAACTCTAGAAACATTAGTTAATCCAACTCCAGGAACACTTGTTTGTGCTATAGAAACTGAAGCAACTTTATATACATTATCGAGACAAGATGTTCCAACTCCAACAACTGTATTTGTGGAATCCAATGAGGTTACTCCGAAACCAATATTAGAATTAAATATTGTAAAGTAGTAATCAGTTTTTATTCCACTAATTCCAGTTGATGCAACTCCAACTGTAATATTAGTGTTTCTTAGATAAGAGTCTGTTGGGATAAACAAATCAAATACAATTCCAGTTGATGCAACGCCAACTGAAATCGTAGAAACACCAACAACTATTCCAAAATCACCCTCATATGAAACATCTTCAATTCTCTCTGATTTGAGAGATGGATACTCAATTAGAACTTGTGGAGGTTTTGATGAAGTATATCCAGATCCTGGATTTGTTACAGTAAAGGAAGTTACCATTCCAGAAGATATAGATGCAGTAGCAGTAGATGTTGTACCAACACCTATTGGGTTTCCAATTACAACCGTCGGATTAGTTGTAAATCCTAAACCACCACTTGTAATATTCAACGAAGAAATAGTTCCCGCAGCAGAAACTACAGCAGTTGCGGATGCGCCAACTATAGCATCTTGAGAAATTACAAGTATTTTTGTTTTGAATGGCGTTGTTGAATTTTCTCTCTCATCATCAAAGAAGATTTTCACACTTTCGACAAATATTTCGGTGGATGCCGAACCTACATTTTGTATTAAATTAGTGGTTGGTTGAATAAGAGGTTCATAAATCTCTCTATTTTTTCCAATCTCTTGTCCACTAATAATAATATCTTCAGTCTGTCTGCACCATATTATAGGTCTAGAAAGAGTTTCGTCAGTTGATAATCCATATCCATTATAAGGATTGGTCTGAATAATATCGGAGGAAACAATATCTGTTACTAATCTTTCATCTTCTTTTTGTGATAAAGTATCACTATTCAATCTAACAGTATCTCCAATTTTAATGGATTCTAAAATGTCATTGAAGGTAACATCAATGGATCCCGTTCCTTTGTAGAACAATATCTTGCACGTGTCACCCTCTTTTGGAGGTTCTGAGAAAGTAAATGTACTTCCACCATTAAACGTATATCCAAATCCGGGTACCTGTAAGACATCATTTATGAATATTAGTAGGACAGATTGAATATCAATATTTGATCCAGATCTTGCTCTAATAGAAGTTTGGTCTCCGTTTATTTTAATTGGGAAGTTTCTTCTAGTGCCATTAAATAAGTTTTCTATCTTATCAATTACTTGGAAGTCACCAATAGTCCATCCGGAGAAAAGATCTGCAAATACTTGATCAATTATTAACTCAAATTTTCTGAATGGTTTTGATGAGTCTGTGGGAATTCCTGTCAGACCTCCCGTAGGAATAGTAAGAACTTCAGAAACTTTATAAGCATAACCTAGATTTCTAATTTCAAAATCAACTATACTTGATCCTTGACCTACAACAATATTGACTGTAGATTGGGTTCCAATTCCAGAAGATCCTGAAGAGTAAACCAAAGGAATATTATCATAACTATCTGGAGAATCGAATACTACAATGGGTGGATTTGAGGATGTATATCCAGATCCTGGATTTGTAATGGTTATGCTAGTAGATATATGTCCTGCAGAAACAGTGGAGAAACCAATAAACTCATAATTTAAAATTCCATTGCTGGCAGTTTTTACTCCAACGTCAACTAGTCCGGCAGTTGGAGAATTGAGACTTATTAAAGCGGAAGTTCCAGAATCTATTGACTGACTAGAAGTACTTCCAGATCCAATAAGAACATATGTTAATCCAACACCTACAATAAGAACATCCTGGAATATTGATCCTATTCCTATTGTGTTTGAAGTTGAGTATTGTAATTTATTAAGAACTCCATTTTGATTATCTACTGGAATGATGGTACTTCCTGAACTAATAATTGAAGAAGTTTTCGTAACGATTTCATATCTATCTGCGGATCTATACCCAGATCCAGAATATCCAACACTGATTTTAGATATAGTACCGGAAATTGATACTACTGAGGTTCCACCCGCAGAAATAAGAGGTTGATAACCAAATCCTTGAGTTGATGCTACAGAAACAATAACTCCTCCCCTTGGAACACTTGCATTATTAACATCATATGCAGTTGACGATATTGTTCCCGTAAATGCCAGAGTTGTTATTCCTGCATTTTCTGATAGTTTATAATCACCACCAATATTGACAGATCCAAGTCTTTGGGGTTCCTGGAAAATGTTGTTTATTAGAAGAACCATTCCTCCAGTAGAAAATCCAGTAACATTAGATCCGGAAGATTTTAAAACAAATTCAGTGTTTATTCCAGTAAACTGTTCAGAAAGACTATCAAAAATATAATTTTTGCTGTAAGGTTCATTTGCATCATCTTCTATTCCTGATCTCAAAAAGACTCTTCCATCAAATGTGGAACGAGTGGTAATTCCAGTATAGTCTCTATCATCGGGTCTATTTGTTATAGTTCCAATCGGAGAGTTTCCATATGGAGCTTCTACAAAGTGAATTGTATTTTCAATGATGTTATAGTTGCCAATAATCTTTGTAACAGTTGATCCAATAGAATGGTTCTCTGCGTTTGTTCCCATCCAACCTCTGTCAACCAATAAAGCATTGGTTGATCCATAACCAACCGTATTTACCTTTACTATCTCATTATTAATTTTTAATAAGTCTCCCCCAAAAATAGAAGTTATTCCAGAAAGAGTCAAATCAACTATATTAAAAGCAGCCGCTTTTGTAAGAGTTGAGGTTGTGGAAGTGGAAACAATAGGAGATTGGATGAAATTATCAATAGTTACCAAACATTTGGTATTTTGTTTTTTGGCAGTAAATGAATGAGTTGTTCCTATTCCAACTGAAGTAATTGTAAGAGGTTCTGGGATTGCTTTCAGTGCATTCTCTGCACTTGCTGCCAATCTTATGTCCAAATCATTTAACTTTACTACAAATACTGATGAAGGTAATAAATCTGTGGATCCAATTCCTGAGATTGATGTTGTTGCAATTCCAATAGGACTACCATTCCCTTCACTATAAACAATTTCTTCACCAGTTACATAAAAATGTTTTGGAATTCTTACAGAATTATTTGCGACATTTACAACTGTTGTATCTGATGCATCAAAAACTCTTTGGAAGATTGGTATTTGTTTATGTTTTAAATCAAATGATCTCTTAATTGAGTTATAAATTCCCTCAAACTGTCCATAATCGGTCTCTATATTAGAGTTCCCTAAATCATAAGATTGCAAAGTATTTCCGGTGCTAACAACTCGCATTGAGTTTTGATAAACTTTAACTTCTGCGGAAATATTTGGATTTGGAGTAAATGTTAATGTTGTTCCTGTTATGGTGCTAACACCAACCCCAAAAGTTCCTAAACCCGAAGAAGTTTCCACAACACCAAATTCAGATAGATATGCCTCAGTTTCATCGTCAACGACAACTATTTCAGAAACTTGATACTCATCATTTGTAGTGTCTTTAACTACGGCAATGTAATATGAAGCTCCATATTCTTTAGAATATGTTGTTATGCCAGTTTGAGTTGGAGTTGGTGAGGAAGAAATAGA